GTCCCGGCCCTCCCCAGCCATCAGTCCCACATGGTCGATGGTGATCAGCCCAAGCCCCGTTCCGGCTCGTTCCATCCGCGCGGCTTCCCGTCTGATCATCGAGCGCAACGATCCAAGGGTGATGCCGGTTTTCTTCAACATCGAGAGCGGCAATGATCGGACCTGATCGGCCGCCCATTGGATCATTTGCCGTTGCGCGGCTGAGACCGTCCGGCGCTTGATGTCCTTATAGGTCGGGGCTCGCCAGCCGTATTCCAGGTAAGCAATATCGGTCAGGTGTCGCCACATCATCGAGCGGGCCGTCATTTCCCCGTTGATCTCGATCACCCCGGTTCCAGCCTTCGCCACGTTCAGGGCGATACAGCCCGCCAAGGCTGATTTACCCATGCCGGGCCTTCCGCCGATCAGGATCAGCTCATCAGCCTGCATCCGCCCTAACTGGCTATCCAGCCCGGCAATGCCGTAGGACAGACCGCCGCTATGTTCCGGCGAATCAAGGTGATCCAGAACCTGTTGAGCGGCCTCCGAGGCGGATAGTAGCCTTGTGCGGGCTTGGGGGCGGCTTAGAGCCAGTAAACCGGCTTCTAGGTGCCCTGTTATCACTTCCGACGTTGCAGCCCCTGTACGGGCTGCTTTTGCGGCTTCCGTGGCAAGTTCCGCCAATGATCGGCGGGTTGCAAATTCCACAATCTCGGCGGCAAAATCAGGAGCGCCGGTTGCAGCGGGGGATTTGTCGATAAGGTCGCTAAGCCAGCGCATCCCGCCAAGGTCCCGATAGGCCGGATCATCCCGCATTGCGCTGTCCAACAGGACGGCTTCCGCCAAGGATCCGCGGTTGATCCTGTCGGTCATGGCCGCCCATAACCGACCGTGAACCGGCTCGGCAAAATGTGCCGCCTCAATGCCTTCGATAAGGTGAAGGGCGCTGTTTTCGTAAAGAACAATGCCGATCAGGGCTTGTTCGGCTTCAAGATTGCTCATGGCTGCAACCTGTTTCGCGTTGGCATCCAACAGCACCGGGGAACCGGCCATCACGCCACCTTCCGCTTAACGTAAGCCCGCGCATGGTGCCGCTCGCAATAGGGGGAGCCCGGTTGCCGCTCGTGATCACAGACCAGCATGTCGGACCCTACATCGGGACCTATCGGCCAGCTACAGCCTTTGGCCTTCCACAGACTGACCCCGATCAGGTCATCATCGGCGATGATCTTGACGGGCGGCGGGTTTATCCGGGCAATAACCACTGGATCCGCCTTGCCTGCAACGGGTTTTGGAGCCCGTGCCGTGGTCCGCTTGACCCGCGCCAAGCCTGCCAGAATTTCAGGTGATCGCTGCTCTCCCAGCCGGAACATCTTGCCCAAAACGGCATTGCGGGAAATTTTCAGTTCCCTTGCAATCCACAAGCCGGATCGGCCCTGCCTCCAGAACGCTACAGCCTTTTGCGTCACCTCATCCGTCCATATGCCGCTCATAGCTTCACCGCCCATTCCCGGCCCTTGGGATCGACCGCAACACCGGGGCGTTTCATGACCATGACCCCACCGCCTTGCGCGCTGATGAATGCCGTTCCTTTATGGCCTCCGAACCTTTTCAGCACCTCAATAAAATCATCATCGTCCTTGCGTTGCTGATTTTGGGCCATCCGCTCGGTATTGGCCTCAGACCTGATCTTTTCCGCCTCGCTTGGCTTAGCGTAAGACCGGACTGCCACCTTTGCCGGGGTAGTCAAGCCCAATTGCCCGCGCCGCCTGCTGATCCATTGCTGCCGAACATCCAGCGCCTTTTGCATCTGAACGATGTTGGCCCCGGATTTATGCAGGGCCAGCAAGGTCGCATCGCGTTGCGGTGTCCAAAACTGCTGATAAGCCACCGTCCACGGTGAAGGGCGGCTTTCCAGATCGAGGGCCTTTGCCATCAAGCGGGTCTGATTTTCACTGATACCAAAGTGAATAGCCATTTTCCCGGTCGAAACCTGGTCTCGCCAAAGCTTGATGAATTCCAGTCTTTGCGCCTGGGTAAAATAATCAAAAATGGTCATGTTATCTCCGTTGTTCCTTGGATCCATACATAGACGAATGGCTGTTTGCAGACGCCGCCCCAACTAATTTCGATCTTTTGACAGTCGCTGTCATCATCAAAAGCCGCGCCCTTGAGCGCATCGAGAACCGGCTTGATCAGATTATCCAGATCGCGTTTGCGCCGGTCAGGACGGTCTACCTTCAGGCAAATCCTGAACGGCCCATTAACCCGATTGCACTTGCGGGTGATGATCGCGCATTCGGCAATCCACGCCCGGTAATGCGCCGACTTGATCATCCGCCCTTTGACGTTTCGCCAAAGCCGGTTTGCGCTCGGCGGATAGGGCAGAATGATCATCGTCCAAGCTCCCGCCGTAACTGGTCTGTCTTGCGGCGCTGCAATTCCTTGCGGGCCTCAATGCATCCCTTGTGACCCGAAGCGGCTAAGGCTTGAAGTTGTGCCGTCGTTTTTTGCATGGGTATGAACCGGATCACAGGTCAAGGCTTTCATTCTTGACGTCGAATTTATAGCCCGCCGCTGCCGCTTCCACGTTCTTTACTGCCTGTCGATAATAGCTCGTTTTCAATTCCGCCCCGATACCGCGACGCCCCAAAATAACCGGGCTGTAAACTTCGCTGCCTACCCCCATGAACGGGGTAAAAACGGTTTCTCCGACATTGGAAAACAGTTCGACACAGCGATCGATCACATCAAGCTGCAACGGGTGCACATGCTTTTCGTCATCTTCTTCGCGGCAATCGCGGAAGGGCAATACCCGGTTCATACGGATGTCATCCCACATGCAGGAGGCATAGTTTCGCCAAATCCAATGGCTGTATCGGTTTTCAGTCTGCTTGCCATCCCATCCCCTGAAATGCTGAATGTCCGCTGGCATGACCCGCTCGCCTGCATAGTCGAGCATCCCGACCGGGTGTTGAACCGGAACCGGGTTTTCTCCAGCTTTTCGGAAGGTCAGCAGGTAATCGCCGCTGGCAACCCCGCAATCAATGCTGTCAGCCACCAAAGACGCATGAGCAAGGTTCTTCTGCATGGTCCTAAGCCGAACGGCTAGGGGCTCCTTCCAGATCATGCGCCTGCCTGTGAAGCGCCAACCCTCCCGCTCATGAAGCCGGATAATGTCCCCTGGAAAATCAATATAACTGTCGGTTCCGCTGTTTGATCGCGGAACGTCCATACAATGAACGCAGGTGACCCGACCCGGCATGGTCAGTCTGGCCAGCTCGCGAACTACAAACGTGTAATGATTGAAAAATTCGTCATAGTTTTCACAATTGGATAGGTCGCGTTCATCGCTGCTGTAGTGATACAGCCCGCCGAATGGTGGGGAATAAATGGAAAGATGTACTGATCCGCTTGGTAGCGACTGCATGACCTCTACGCAGTCCCCGTTATACAAGGCGAAATTATCGCCAATGGCCTGATCTTTGACCGGCATGTTTATGCTCCTGTTATCCATGATGGAATTTGTAAGGGTGTTTTGAATGCTTTAGCCCTGTCAATGCCAGCGGCTGAGTTCATTTCAGCAACCAAAGCCGAAAACATTTCTTCTGCCTGAGCGGCTTTGCGTTGCAAGCTTTTCAAGGTTCCGGCTTCGCCTTCGCTTGCGATAATATCAACCTGAACCGGGCGCTTTTGGCCAAACCGCCAGCACCTTCGGATAGCCTGATAATATTGCTCGAACGAATGCGACGGAAAATAGATGATCCGGTTGCAATGCTGAAAGTTCAGCCCCCATGCGCCGATTTTGGGCTTGGTGATCAGCACTCGATAACGACCCTTTGCGAAGCCTATCAGCCGATCTTCCTTTTGCTCGTCTGTATCGGATCCGCGAACCTGAACGGCATCGGGTATCAGGCTTTGCAGCAAGTCCCCTTCATCATTCAGGTGACACCATAGGATTACCGGCTCGGCTGTTGAATTAGCCATCTCTGCCGCCTTTTCGCAGCGTTCCTGAATTGTCCGTTTGCGCTCTTCGCGAAGTTCTTTCAGCCCATTAGCGGAAAGCGCAAACAACATGCCGTCCGCTGTCGTTCTGGCTTCCACGGTATGCTCAATTTCAATCAGTTCCGGCAGAATGAAACGATCATCGACAAAACCAATGTCCGACGGCTTTCTAAGCGCCCTGCCCCATGAACTAACCCAGCGCCAAAACGGTTGTTCGGCATGTCCCTTGAGACGCCATTTAACCACTTGCCCGCCCTTGCGTCCGGTCGCGCTGTTGTTCAGGTCATTTTTGAAAAACTTGTTGAGCATGTCCATGTGCCCCATGTATCCGAGAGCCTCGGACGATGTTCCAAGCTCAATAAAATCATTCGGAGCAGCTGTAGCTGTCGCTAAAAGCCTATATGGCCGGTGCCTGAGAAAAGCGGTTATCTCGGTCTTTCTAGCTCCCGCAAAGCTTTTGAGGATGCTGCTTTCATCACAAATAACCCCGGCAAAATCAGCCGGGTTGAAGTGCCTTAGTTTCTCGTAATTGGTAACGGTAATGCCGTCAAAAGCCGTTCCGTCGTCTGACCTGGTTGCCCTCATACCGAATTTTTCGGCTTCTTCGATCATCTGCGGAACGCAGGCCAGACAGGTCAGAAACAAAACCTTCCCGCCTGTATGCCGGACTACATTTTCAGCCCATGCAAGCTCCATGAGGGTTTTACCAAGTCCGCAGTCAGCAAAGATCGCAGACCGGCCCTGCATCGTGCTCCACTCGATCATTGAGCGTTGAAAATCAAAAGCCGCGTCTGGGTAAAAAGTCGGACTAAATCCGCGTCCGGTTGTCAATTGCCCCTTGTGCCGAATAAAGGACGCGTAGTCGGGCGGGTCATCCGTTGTGACCATGCTATTCATGGGTTATCTCCGTTGATGTTGTGAAAATGGCTGGCGCTCAGACTTTGCCGCTAAACACCGATCCGACACGGCTTTGAAACAATCAGCCTGAGCAAGCCCCCGGCCAGCCGGGCGGGGTGAGGAGTTCGGACGCCTCCCCCCTATCCGCTTTGCCCGGCGTTGACAATCGCCCCGACCAGCCTTCGCCGGTCAACCGCCCCAGCCAGCTCGTCAAGGCTGGCAATATCAGCCTCGGCAATCGCAGCCCAAAACGGCGCGGGAATGCTTCCCGTCCGCTTCCAGGCCTTGGCCGTATTTGCACTTGCCCCAACGATCCTGCCCAATGCAGACGGACCCCCGGCGCGCTCGATGATGTCAATGTGTGTAACCATGCCGAAGGGTATGGAACTTACCCAACACCTGTCAAGCGGTTAGGTGAAACCCGAATGTGGTATTTTTTCTAACTTTCCTGTTGACGCGCTTTTGGTATCGTTTATACCTAATTGCACAAGCGCGGGACGTTCCGGCGCACAACTTGGAGAGACCGTTTTGCTAATGACCCCGAATAATGTTGCAGAGCTTTGGCTGGGCATGGGCTACGAGCCCGGCGATCCGGAACTGGAGCAATCTTTTGCGGACCTGCTGGTGGGTTCGGACTGCATCCAGTGCGGATGCTGCGGCAAGTTTTTCAGTGATCACCAAGAAGACGGTCAGAAAGACCTGATCTGCGACGGCGGAAACGGCGACTGGGTCTGCAACGACTGCCTCGATGACCAAGGCCTTCTGGCCGATCATCGCCACATCGAAACGGCGGCGGACTTCCTGTGAGCCCGGTCCTCCACATCCTCGCCAACGCAACGCTGGTGTTCCGCTGCCCCCTTACGGGCCGGGACATCGAGGAGGTTGCCCGGTTTTCAACCCTTGATGAGGCCATCGACGCTTGGCGCGCTGCCACAGCCGCCGCGATGCTCCTCGCCAACATGGGAGCCACCGCATGACCCTCACCGAAATGCTAGACGCCTACGAATACGCCTATGTGACCGACCCCAGTGGGCGGATCACGGTAACGCATACAGGGAGCGTCTACCTCAGC